AATTTGCACAAGGTTCTCTTGGAACCACAGCAGGTAATGCAGTAAATATTCTGTATCTAAACTATCCATCAAGTAACAATGATCAGTTGGCAATTCAAGGAAAAAGAGTAACCAATGGTACCAGCTGGACAAGTTCATCACTAACAATAACAAAGATTGTTGATAGTACCTCACACGGATATATTAACTTCGGTGATGGTGGTGCTGGATCTTGGGCAGGTGTTCAGGGTGTAACCTTGGGATCTACTAACCACGATGCATTGATGCTGGACTCAATAGGTAGAGTGGCCGTTGCGTCTCCAGCATCAGCAGGTGTTGCCTTTAATGTATATGGTTACGCAGGAAACTATGCTGTACAGATCAATGGTGGAGGAACATCGGGTTCAGCAGGATCTACTCTGGCACTTTTTGATGCCAATGCACTGTATAGAGGTACTGAAATCCTATTTTCTTCAAGTGCAGCTAGTTCACTTTCTAAGTTCCTTAGAAACAACTCAAATCAACTACAGATTGTTAATGATGCATATACCCAAGTGGTATGTCAATTCGATGATGCCGGTAATGTCCAGGCTCAGAGTTCTTTCGTAACTAACGGTCCAAGTGCTGGTGCCGCAGGTGTATACAAGGGAGATGCAACACACACTGGATACTTCGCTTGGTTTGCTTCCAACGGTAATCGCCAAGGTTACATGGGTTATTCAACCACCACATCAGCCGGAGACACTGGAAATATTCTTCTGCAATGTGGAAGTCATACCATAAATGGTCAAACGTATATTAATGCCGGCTCACAAACAGCATTAACGGTATATCAACCATCCACTGGTGGTTATGGTATCAGCATCTATAACACAGGTGCTTCCAATAACCTACAGATATTCAATGATGGTAATCCCCACATTGAGTCTACTTCAGGATCCCAACTTTGGATCAATGCCAACTATAGTTCTCCATTGAGTTTGTGTAATGGTGGTGGTATAACATACACTGGAACAGGTGGTGTGGTTACCTATGGATCACTAACATCTACTGGTATTGGTGTCGGTACTAGCCAGGGTCAAATCAACATGGTTTATGGCTCTGGATCCACGTGGTATAATGTTATGTGGCGTAACGATGCATCAAACTTCTACTGGTTGGTGAGTGCTGCACAAACCACCCAGTACCTTGCGACGCAGGCATCATGGAACTCTCTGCGACCATTCACAATCTCTATGGCGGGATATGTAACGATTGGTGATTCCTCACAGGGCTGTACGGTCAACTGCGGTCTGTATGTTGCTAACTCTCTGGGTGTTGGTACAGGTTACTCGGGTACCACTGGTGAAATCCGTGCTACCAATAACGTCACGGCATATTACTCAGATAAGAGACTAAAGAGGGACTTCAGGTCTATTGATGGTGCTTTGGATCGTGTACTTCGTCTGAATGGTGTATTCTTCCGTGGTAATGAAGTTGCTGCTCAGTATGGATACGACACCGAGAAAGTTCAGGTTGGTGTTATCGCTCAGGACGTACAGAGAGAACTACCGATGGCTGTATTCCCTGCTCCATTCGACCGTGAATTGGTTGATGGTGTAGAACGTTCAAAGTCTGGTGAAGAATATCTGACAGTACAATATGACAAGTTGGTACCTCTACTCATTGAAGCCATCAAGGAACTCACAAATCGTGTGAAGGAACTGGAGAAAATAAATGACGATGGTAAGTAGCGGTCAGATTAGCCTCGCCGGAACTGCAACCTCGGGAGGCTACAATCAGAGTGTGGATGTGGAAATAGGAAACTCTGGTACAACTCAAGTATCCATGAATGATGCCAATCCGAGAACACTGGCAGGCATTGCCTCGGGTCAGATAAGTATGTCCAGCTTCTATGGAAAGACATTCTACACTCCTAGCACTAGGACATATTCAGCGTCCACAACGTTTACCTGTCCTGCTGGAGCAAGTTCCTTCACGTATCTTGTAGTAGGTGGAGGTGGTGGAGGTGGTGGTTCGACAGCATCCCGTTCAGGTGGTGGTGGAGGCGGTGGAGGTGTTGCCACAGGAACAATAACATTGACTCCAGGTGTCACTTATACTATAACTATCGGTGCAGGTGGAGGTATCTCAGCAACAGGAGGTTCCTCAATCTTCAGCGGATCAGGAATAACAACTATCACTGCTGCTGGTGGAGTAGGTGGAACGACAGCAACATCACTTGTGTATGGTAATGGTGGAGCTAGTGGAACACCATCAAGTCACGCCGGTGCAACTGCTACCGCGAACGGTGGTGGTGGAGGTGGTTCAACTGCTGTGGGAACAACAACTGCCGGTGGTGCAGGACAAACTGTGACTATCAATGGTGTTGGTTATCCTTGCGGCGGTGGTGGTGGACCAGGATATGCAAGATCGAATGGTGGCTCCGGTGGAGGCGGTGGTGGTTCAGGAGGCACAGGAGTAGGAACAAATGGAACTGCTAACACTGGAGGTGGTGGTGGAGGTGGTTCAGCCGGCGCCTATGGTCCAGGTAGTGGCGGTGGTGGATATATTGTACTTTACGGTTAACATATAGGAAAACAAATGGCAAACACATACAAATGGAATGTAGTTAATATTGAAGCATATCCTACTCTAGAGACATATGAGAATGTGGTTTCTAAAGTGGATTGGAGATGCACGGCTACTGATGATGCAACTCCTCCGCACACTGCGATCAGATATGGAATTCAACCAATCAACTTTGTTGCACCTACAGCTAACACGACATTTACTCCATTCGACCAACTTACCGAAGAAGTTGTAATGACATGGGTACAATCGTCCATAGGTGAAATGATGATTTCTTCGATTTATGCTGGTTTGGATAATGATATAAATCGTCAGTTGACACCACAACCTGTGAAGTTTGGTTTGCCTTGGTCACCTGTGGTAACTAATACTGTCACAGCAAACACTTCTAATACAGCATCATAAATATTTGCGTAGTTTTGTCAATATAACCTAAAGGAAATAGAAATGAGCGATCAAACAACCGAACAAACCCAAGTTCAAGCCAAGGATGTTTTTGTTAATCTTCGCGTGAATGTTGAAGAAGTCAATGTGATTCTTGCAGGTCTTGAGGAACTACCCCACAAGATTTCGCGTAGAGTAGTTGATAACATCATTGGTCAATCACAGGAACAACTGAAGAAGCCTGAGTAATTACCAACCTCCGGTGTATCCCACCGGAGGACCATAAACGAATGGTGTATTACCAAAGTTCATGGTACCGTAGCTTGTTCCAAGTCCCGGAGAATATCCAGCAAACGGAGTGAATGCCAGATAGATTGGTCCTGTTCCTGGCATTGGTCTAGTATCTCCTAGTGCTGTTTCAATTCCATTGACGAACACTCTGAGTTTCTTCAGGTTACAGTCAATGGCTAGTCCAACAACGTCACCGGCTGTAAATGTCTGTCCTACAGAAACACCTGTACTGGCATTTACAACTCTGCGTCCATTGTCTCCATACACGTTTCCGTTGCCTCGATAGTAGAATCCAGCAAAGTCTGTTCCATCATACAGTCCATCCACAATACCAACCCACTGGTGATAGATTACAGCACCACAAGTGTACTCAACGTAACGATAATCACCGTGATTCCAAGGATAGTGGGTCACACTTCGAACACCTGAAGTGTCTGTGGTTGATATTGATGCGGTTGTATTAGCATTTGACAAGACAATACCTGGACCCATAACTGTTGGATCCCAGGCAAGGAATGATGGTGCAACTGCGCGTACACCATCAGCAAGAGTTCTACAAGCGAATGTCATTACGCGAATCCCTTGAGTAAGTTGGCATACCAGTGACCGGTACTAGCATCATATGTTGCCACGAAGAAGTCCACTGAATTCGCAGCAGTACTTAACACACCAGCAGATCCACCAGGCCATTTCACTGACGTTGGCCATGTTACCGTATGACTTCCTGTTCCATCTTGAACGAACTTGATATTGATAGTTTGTCCATCTGAAGGATTAGAGAAGGTCATTCCTGTAATACTTGCTGTGATAGATCCTAGGTAAAACACATTGGAATTAAAACAATCGAATGTGGGAGTAGTGGTGAATGACACAGAGACAGGCACCGTGGCAGCAGCATTGTAGAATGTTCCAGGTAGTTCCCATGCTAGTCCACTGCCGGATGATGTAGTTTGAGTAAGAACTGTGTTGTTAGCTCCACTTCCACCCAAAGGAGGTATAGTAACCGTCACAGTGGCTAGTGTATCATTGATACCCGCAATGTCATCCTTATCTTCCAGTGTGTTGTTGTACACATCCTTCAGTACACAACGAGTCAGTTGACCTTGTGGAACCCAGATTTCAGTAGTCAAACGACCATAAGGATTCAGAACAATTGGATTAGAATTCTCAGTTGTTCCGGTGTTATCGGTATAAGTTACACAGTTCGATGTTGTTCCAGCGTAATATGTGTAGATCAATCCACCATCATTCGGATTACCGGCATTGGTGAATTGCTGTCCTGCTGAATAGAACGGAAGTAGAAATAGTGTCATCTTAGTATCCTATTGCAAGGTAGCTGAATGAGTAGTCTTGGGGAGTACCATTGTTGTCCCAAGTTGATACGTTGAACGTATTGGATGCCACATTTGCTGTAAAGGACACATCAATCGATCCACCTTGTCCCCATGTTGGTTGTGTATACACTCCAAGACAAGCAGTGGGGAATGTTGTTGGTAGATGAACAACAGAAGAACCGCCGCTATGTGTTCTACCGAATTGAATAATCAGATTACCATTTCCGAACAACACATATCCAGGATTCGAATATATCGAACTGATGATACCATTGTTTGCAGCCGATACGTTTGCAGTGAGAACATTGGTTGTTGGATTGAAGTTCAAACTTGAAGGTGCAGTGAATACCTGAGCAAGTCCAGATGCCAAACTTCCGAATAGAATTGGTAGTGAGGTGTTAGCTGTCGTTGTTTGAGTCAATACAGTGTTAGCACCAATAGCAGTTTGAGCGGTCAGATTGGTAACCTCAGTAGTACTATTCACCGTGAAGGGTGGTGTTCCTGTACCAACTGTAGACTGTAGAATCTCAGCCGTGACTGTTCCTGTACTAGGATTAGCATTGATATTCGTATTGAATATTGGTGTTTCTAGTCCTGTAGAAGATACCGATGACATAAGCAACGGATACACAGCATTTGCCGCAGTAGATATCGAATAAACTTGATTAGCACTAGCAACACTTGACTCAGAATAGAATTCAGCACTAGGAATACTAGGAACATTGTCACGATCTTCCAATGTTACACCGTTAATATCAGTGACCACAAGGTGATAATCTTGACCGGATGCCAACCACAGACCATTGGGAAGTCTACCACTAGGGGTCAACTGAATAGGATTAGCATTGAGTGTAGTTCCTGTATTGTCGGTGTATGTGTTTGCAGGAATAAGTCCACCTGCGATGTAGGTGTGGATGAATCCTCCACCATTTACATTACCGTTATTAAGAAACTGAGTTCCCGCTGCATAGAGACTCGATAGAAATACAGTTGTCATTTTTATCCCTTAATAAACTTTAGTAGTTCGGCAGCATTAGCAGCAAGACCCAACATAGCGGCAATAGTTCCGCCAACCCAATATACACGATTGATTTTGGATTTGGTGCCTTCAACTTCCTTCATGAGTCCCTTGGTGAATTCACTACGACGCGCCTCGTTTTCCAGGAAGGAATCAAACTTGGTAGACAGAATATCAATCTTATTTGATAGATCCGAGTACTGTTTGTTAGTTTCGATGGTTAGATCAACTAATCTTTCGTGATCATTTTCCGTTGTCATCAGCCTTCTCCCATTCTCCGGCAAATCCATGTTTTTGTAATTCTGGTAGATTCTTGATAACCTTCTCACCGATATCATCACGATATCCCATATCAGAGATAGAAATCTCACCGACGATCTTGTATACCTTATCTCGGGAATCTTCGATTGTCTTTCCTGTTTCAACAACAACTAGAACGTAAGACCCAGCAGTAACCCAACCATCAACTTCCTTCATTTCTCCATCAACCTCATCGATGAACTTACCTGCCATCACGGATTGAGGTTGAATATTCTCCCAGTTCTTCTTTGTGATACCATAGATGGGAATGTTCTCGGTTACTTGGTCCTTATCCTCGAATGGGAATGGAGGTATAACCAAAACGATACCAATCATCACATCTTTAGATGCTTTGAGTGTTTCTTTACCCTTACAAGCATCATACATCCACTGTGCAGGATCACCTTTGTGTGCGTACAATACCAGATTGAAGATAGGCCATCCCCAGCGACTTGTAAACTCTAGTGGCCACGGATTACCTTTCTTATCGATGATACAGTTGATATCTACTGATGTGAAGGCACCCATCTTGACTAAATCTTCTTCAAGTGGCTTGAGTACCTTGTCGAATAACTTGCTCTCGGTTACATACTTGGCTACTGTACCCATTTCACCTGTATTGACACCCTTTTCACTTGGGAACAGCTTCTTGTGTTCGAATGATTCCTCAATGGGTCCGAAGAATCCATCCTTACCGACCCAACGTGAGCATCCGAATTCGACACCTTCAATGAATTCCTGCAACATAACATCGCCTTTGATGGGTACCTTATTGTCCATCCAGGTCTGTAGTTGTTGGATCATCTGTTGTGGTGTCTTACCTACGAATGATAAGGCCTTGTTATCATTATCACCAAGTGTTTTGAATACGTAACGAGCAGGATTGTCGTACACATATTTCTGTGCCTCTTTAATATTCTTGAAGGTCTTGTATTCCGGAACTTTGATACCGTGTGCTTCCAGAAAGTCCATACCCTTCTTACGGTCAATTTCCAAGTCAGCAACAGCTTGACTAGGAGCGAATACAGCGATACCTCTTTTTCGAAGCATCTCCAGCTTAGGTAGATAGTTGCCGTTCTCTGTAGATACGACTAAATCAGATTTTCCAGCCCAGGGGAGCCATTGCTTAACCCTCTCTATGCTTGGATGGAGTCCTGTGCCAATCTTTTGGTTATTACCTGGTTTGGGTTCAATAAACCACTTAACGGTATGGCCATGTTCTGCGCACCTTAGCGCAAAGGCACCAGCGACGGCGCCCTGATCGATGATGGTGATAAGCAAGGTTATTCTCCAATACAGTATTTACCTATATTTATGAGTTCTCAGATGACCATAAATATCCAACCAATATAAGGAGTATAACCATGGAACAAACCCCCGAACAGCTAGAGTATCTTCAACACCTCAGTGATTGTCGTTGGAATATGGTCCGACACATCAATGGCAAAGGGATTGAAGTATCAAACAACAAGTTCAATGTCTTACCCAAAGCAGTGAAGATTGTCACTGAAGATGATCCTCTTGCGTACAAGGACCTAGCAAGATTCAAGGTAAAGGACCCAACAATCCCCCTGGAAATCGAGGATAACTCGTTGGATTTTGTATTCATTACCATGGAAAATATTCCTTCTCCTATGGTTGAGGAATATAGCAATAAGTTAGTATCCGGTGGTCGTTTGATGTTACATTGCAAATACAACGGTTCTTGGAACTTGAGTATTCAAATCAAATCTACCAATGGTGTGGTTCCTTATGAAGAACCAGTAATTCCTAAGAAGAATATTGGTATCATGAGACTCGGAGCAATCGGAGACCTTCTACAAGTCACTTCCGTAGCTGCACAAGCCAAGAAGATGGGTTATCATGTGACTGTATATGGTCAGAATCCAGCGGCAACCGTACTTCAGAATAACCCAAATATCGATGAGATTGTTGGTACTGACAGGAATATCATTCGTAACAATGAGCTACAAATGTATTGGGATTGGTTGGAAACTAAGCATGAACGATGGGTAAATCTATGCGGATCTGTGGAGGTTGCTTGGTTACCCAATAAGAATCACCCACAGTTCCATTGGCCCGATAAAGTTCGTAACAAGTATCTGAATGCCAACTATGTTGCCTTTATGCATGAACTAGCTGGATTACCATACAAGAAACTTGATGTAAAGTTCTATCCGACTGATGCTGAGATTAATTGGGCAAAAGAAGAACGTTCTAAGATGCCTGGTAAGAAACTTCTATGCTATGCTATGAATGGAAGTTCCTTGCATAAGGTATGGCCTTATTTCGACACCATAGTTGCCAGAACAATGCTTATGCTTCCTGATGTTGACGTTGTTACCTTGGGAGGTGATGATGCAGTAGCTTTGGAAGGTGGTTGGCAAGAGGAATCACGGGTACACTGTAGATCCGGAGCATGGTCCATCAGACAATCCTTGACCTTTATTCAATTGTACGCAGATGTTCTTGTTGGTCCTGAGACTGGATTACTCAATGGAATGTGCTGTGAACCGATGAAAAAAGTTCTATTTCTAAGCCATTCCAGCAAGAATAACCTCAGTAGAGACTGGCATAACACTGAAAGTTTGTCATCGGAGTGCTGTGGTAAGTGTCTACACAGACTACACCTGAACGACGATGGCTGGAAGTACATGGAAAGGGATGATGAGACTGGTGTAGCTAAGTGCCAGGCTCAAATATCACCGGACACTGTATGGAACATCATTTACAAGGAATTGAAGTAAAAAAAGAGCCCCGAATGGGGCTCTTAAACTATCTACTTCTTTTTATTGGTCTAGATGCGATCAAGGTAGTTGTTTCTTTCAAGGAATCCAGTAACCTTATCACCAGTTTCCTTATCTTCGCGTGTTACCGTTTCGTACATTCCAACGTAATGCTGTCCCGTGTATTCATTCTCTAGGGGATTTAGGTCCTTTCGAATGTAACCAGCGCGGCAGGCATCCACGTCGAATGTCGGATCATAGTTCATATTGAGTTCGGCTTGATTGACGAAGTTGTTCTCTGGATCACGCTGTACTCGCGTTTGTTCACCAGAAATCAATCCATCAACCTGAACTTGGTCAATCCAAACCTTGTTCCGATTGGAAGTATTACCCTTTGTCTTGATAGGCAAGGTAGGTGAATACTTCATCTGCTCTTTACATAGAGCATCTTCAACTGTGTACTTCATAGGTCCTCCTTCTGGTTAATCAGAGATTACACCAAGATCGGACCAAACGGCTTCTTGCTCATCGTTTCCTTAACATCCATTGCCATATCTTGATTTTCAAGTTCTGTGCCCGGCGGCATATGGTTGAAATTCAGATTGAAGCCAGTACCACCATTGGTGTACGGAGTACCCTTGGTGCGACGCTTCATTTCGATTTCGCCATACTTAACTGGGTCAAGAGTGCGATCTTCCATTACTTTTGCCATGATTCTTCCTTTTCCTTTGTTATTAAGCCTGAACTGAACCTTCTTCTGCAACACCAATCTCAACTGCTGCTTGTACTGCTAGAGTAGTAGCTGCTGTGTTAGATGTTAGTGATACCATATCACCTTGTGCCAAAATCACACCACCTTTAGCTGCTGATGAAGGAACATATACAACTGATCCTGCGGCAGAGGTAGAGACATTAACAGTAGTTAGGGGAACAGTATTCCCATTTGTAACCTGGTTGAGAGTTAGGTATGTCGTTGCGTTCGAAGATGCGGTAGTTACTGTTACAGCAGCACCTAGCAATACCGTACTTGAAAACGGAGCGACAGCCACATTTGCTGCAAGAGAACCAACCGGCACCACCATGTGTTGCTGGTACACTGAACTCTCGTATGAAAATGCTTTTGTTGCCATATCCTTTTCCTTTTTAGTGGTTGGGACCGCCCAAATGGACGGTCCCTATACTCAACTATTAAGCCTGTGAGTCCCACATAAAGATACGGGCTTGCGATGCTTGGGTTTGGATGATACCGAAACCAAGCAGGGCGTACCATGCCATACCCTTTGAACGACCGTAGTCACCAGCGATTTGGTAACGCAGTTGTTCTGGCTCAACAACACCTTCATACACTGTATCTTCACCGAAGAAGAAAGCCCAGTCTGACTTGCCATTTGTCCAGGGAACCATATCGCCACCGGTCGAACCGTTAGCAATACCGGTAACACCCACGCCCGGAGCAATGTTGGTTTGTTCAACGAAACGGGTATTCTCGTAACGGCCGATTTCACCGCGCATGATCAGATCAAGACCGGTGGCGCTGTACTGGTGCAAACCTTCCAGGCTGTTCTTGATTGTACGCAGCGTCGAAACATTGGCGATTGCGTAGTAGTCATCACCCAGGAATGCCGGAATATTCGATTGCTTCATGTGGTCGACCAGATTCTTCAGGTGACCGGTTCCGAGAGCAACGTTATTTGTACCTGTAACAGTACCGTTCGTGAAATACGTAAGAGCAGCAGCATCAGTACCACCCGAAGCGATAAAGTGTTGCGGTGTCTTGGTGAACTGGAACCATGCCGCGCGGTCAAGCGTCTTAGCACAGTCGTTCTTCAGTGTCTTACCGACAGGACCATCGATAGAGAACTTCGAAAGGTCTTCCAGCATTCCGGTCCAAGGCACGGCGTTTGCAAATTCAGTAACCGTCAGAGTTCCTTGGGCAACGGTGAAGTTGCTTTGAGGAATCGTGTTGGTTTCTGCAATAACACCACCAGGATTGGCTAGATCGGATACAACGTCCCATGTAAATGTTTGACCACGGTGCTTACCGAATACTTGCTCACCGTCGCAAAACTGACGGAACTTTGTCAACGGCTGAACGTATGTACGCAGAACGTTGGAAAGTTGATTGCTATAGAAGTATCCACCAGCGGTCGATTGACTCCAAAGTTGACCTGACATTTGTGTTTCCTTTTCAAAAGTTATTTTAGGTTCGAAATCATCCTCGAGGAAAGATTTCGTTTCATATATTAATTATATTTATAAGGTAACTGATCCTAAAATTAAATACGACCTTTTTTACGGGCAGCAAACATTCCGGCGACCGCTTGTTCCCTTGCTTCCTTCTCCGATAGAACTTTTCCATCATTTCCACCGTTCATCTTAGCTCCTGAAGTGTTCAAGTTCTGGATTTTAGCCTTTTTGTTAAGGAGTTCTTCCTTGGCCTTATCCTTCACTGTAACATCTGCAAGACCCTTCTTCCAACCACGTACTTGCTCACCACAAAAACGCATCTTCTTATCAAAATTGACCAGGGGATCCGGATCAAACACCTTATTTGCATAGGTAACGTCACACATATTCATAACAGCAGCATTCAGCACTGGATCACTCAGCAAATCCTGATAATCCTTGGCGAAGTTGTTGAAGATAGCCTGTCCAGCCTTACGGTTATCTTCCTGACGCTTAACTTCATTGGATTGGTCGATTGCTTCCTTCAGAAGTGTATCAACAGCTTCAACAGCATCTTCTTCCGAACCCAACTGTAGCTTTTTTGCTAATTCTTTAGTATCAACCTTAGGTTTTGCTGGTGTTTCTACCTTCTTTGAGTGAACTTGGCGAACAGCTTCCTCATAATACAGATCAGCTTCTTCGACCTTAGCTGCAATAGCAAACCATTCCTCGGCTGTACGGGTAACTTCCTTACCATTGATAACGCGAGTTATCTTCGTCGTTCCATCAAGAGTAGATGATTCTCCACCTTCCTCAGCAGGTGTATCAACCACTTCTTCGGACTTACTTTCAACTTCAACGTTCTCATCCTGAGGTTTGATACCGAACATCAGTTCATCGTTCTTGTCGTGGGCAGCCTGGGCTTCCTCGGCAATCTTGTTTCTCCAGTCAACCTTCTGTGCTTCTCTAGCCCGCATCAACTTCATGCGTTCTTCTACGGCATCCTTTTCAACAGACTTCTTTTCATTTGCGGCCAGGACTGAATCCTCGGCTCCAGACAGAATCTTATCGCTCATGGTAACTCCTATAAGTTAGATTGTTATATTAACGAGATATTTATGGTTATTCTTCCTGTTCGTAGGAAGAATTCAAGTTCAAAGCCTTCTCAGCATTAGAACCATCAAGTAATGCCTGAGCGAAGTAGAACTTGATCTTGTTGATAGCCAAATACTCATTCTGTAAATCCTGGATGGCATTGGAGTCCCTATGGTCCACCTTTACCAACCTATCCTTTACACTCTGAATGTCCTGAGCTATTCTAGCCTCAAGGTACTTACCTGTATCTGTCGAGAAAAAGTTCCTAACTTGTTCAGACCGTATGATTTGTTCTTCCAACTTCTCACGAATCTTACGTTCCTTTTCTTCCTTCCACTTCTGTATTGGATTATACATTTATATTCCTTATATTAAAGTTGCTTAGGTATTTGCTCTCCTGCTGCTCCTGGAGGTGTTGCTCCTGGCATACCTGGCGCACCTTGCGGTTGACCAACCGGTTGATTGGCCACTTCAAAGGCGTGTGTTGCCATGAACTTAGCAGCATCCACCTTCTCATGTTGTGAAGCAATTGCCAACTTGGTTTGGTTGTTTTCACGGGCCTTTTGAAGTTCAATTTGACCCTTAGCTTCAGGACCCTTCATCAGCTTCATCTTCAGCATTTGATTCTCTTGCTGAATTTGAATCATGTTAGGATCTTGTTCTTGATTGATGAATCGCATTCCATCACCATAACCAGCATTAGCAAACATTTCCTTCGATAGTTCCTTCATATCAAACATACGTGATGAAGGCATCTTCATGATGTTCTGTAGTGTACCGATAACGGCAGTCAACTTACCCATCTTCGTGGTTGGGTCTGTAGCATTCATACCTACATTACACTTCACCACTAGATCAGCCTTGAGCATTTCATCCGTCATGGCATCTACTCCATAACGCATAAGGTTGGCTTGCTTACCAACAAGTGCCATTACCATATCATCAGTTTCATACTTAACTTCAAGTTGAATGATACCACGAAGCAACGGAACAACGAAGGTGTCCGTGAAGATTCTGAGTTGGTGTTCAAGTGATACGTTGGCATTAGAGTTCAACATCTGCATTCCACGCCACGTTTCAGCACCACCAGGTTGCTTGGAAGTCTGAATGGTCTGTGGTGAGAAGTTACCTGCCAACTCATCAAAGTCAGCATTCAGTCTGTCTTGCTCTAGGTAAGATGATTGTGTAACATCAGGTGTAGATAGTTCACGAACGTCCTCTGTGGGATTCTGTGTGAACACTGCCGAACCTGGTTGGTTACGAAGCAAGGCACTCAAGTCAATCTCTGAGTCTGTCTTGACAATAAACTTCTTGTTCAAGGCCAGCTTAACGTTGTTCAGTCTTTGATTGGCAACCTCATTCAGTTCTTCTTGAATACCTGATAGCTTGGTCGGTGTACTTGAAACATAGGTGTTATGGGTTTCTAGTACGCATGATCCAACAACATATTGACGCTTACCAGTGAAGTAAAGTTCCTCAATCATCACAGGATCACGAAGCATCAGTGTGTTATTGATGGTGTACCATACCCAGTCTTGACCATCAACACGGTGAATGTGTTCCTGTACAAGGATCAATTCATAATCACTGACTTCTTTGGCTGTCCTATCGACTGGATCAGAGCTAGAATGTGAACGTGCTGTGCGAGTTGTACCACCTTCCTTGACAGAAGATTGGGCGGCAATTAGTTCGTTATCACTGAAGTCTTTGAAGAAACCACTCTTGATTTTCTCCTTAACTTCACCGATATACATTGGGCGCAGGTGAATCAGATATGGAGAAGTACCTACAATGTCCAACCAACTTGCGTTTGGATCAAAACGGAAATTCTCAAGAGGTACCAATTCTACAGCCGGCTTATCCTCAGCGAATTTCTTTGTCTTTGTCTCAGTGCCACCTTCCACTTTAATTTCATCCTCTACCTTAACCTTCCAGTAGTAGTGTGCAACGGCAAGACCTTGTACCTGAGCATCTTGGAATCCACCAATAACAATTTGATACCAAGGAACACTCTTGGTCAAACGATACTGCATTAGAGCCTTGACAGCTACCGCAGATACAACTTCCTTTGGATCGGAAGGATTTTCTGCTTCAATAGAGATAACGTCCGGATTACTGAAGTATGCAGCATCAGCAGCGGCCTCATACTTGTCAATAACGGAACGGGTCTTAGGACGATATACCTTAGACGAGAACTGGTTGGTAGTTGTACTGAAGTGTGAACCTGAACGGTGTTGGGAATGGAAAGCACGGATAGAATCATCCAACTTGCCGCGTACACTGTCATTGAAGAATGATGTGCTACTATCAAATGCAGCGCGACTCTTAGCCAGCCATTGAGTTTCCGAAACCGTCAGTTTAGGAAGTTCGTCTTGAACTTCATCATTCACAGGAGTAGTTTCTTCGGCAAGACCGACGGTCAACTTATCCTTGGCTAGACCTTTAGCGATTTCCTCATCACCAGAATTTGGTTTCTGATTAGATGATGGCGGTTGAATGCTTCGGTCATTTATGGTTATGCTTGCCATGTTGTTCCTTTAACGTATTGGATTGCCGAACTGATCCTTCAATACCACTGTTCGTTCTTTTTGTGTCTTATCGAATTTCTTATGGAATCCATCTGGTCGCTTGGTAACTTGAACACCTTGTGAACCATTTCTGGACAAGGAGGCACGTTCCAGAAGTTCACCACCAAGACGGATAACGATCTTATCGAACTCATCACGGCAACTAACATCAACCGGATTGATAACCATAACGTTGGCATCACCAAACTGTAGCAACTCTGCTAGACAGATACCAACCATAGGGGGTTTGTTTTGTAGAACGCGAACACCCCAGCAATAACCCTTGTACTTCCTCTGTAGTAGGTGTCCTGTGTATACTGCAAGTTCCTCTGCAATCTTGTCATCGAATTCTTCGACGGAAATGATATCAGCCATATATTCTCCCTGTAATGTATATTTATGAATTCCTTATTAGAGCAATTCATCCTCGGATAAGCTGGCACTTCTCTGTGCGTGCTGTGGAGCAGCCATATCCATATCGTAAATACGAGAAAAAGCATCAAGACAGTCAACAAGTCGGCCGAAAGGATAGTTGTCCAGTTCATTGATGAACAATTCAGTCAAATCGTACACCTGTTTGAGGTGATTGACCTTCTTGATAGGTCTACTGATCCGATAATCGCATCCTTCCTTAATTGCACCCAACTGAGACTTGGTAAGTGCCTTTTGATCTGTAGGATAGGGCACGAAGATGTTGGAATAGTTGATATCCGGCTGAATTCTCTCAATCCGGTCACCCTTTCGGTTGGATCCATTCAGTGCCGATGTTAGGGGCTTGATAATGAATCGTCCGGCCTGCTCTTTGCGCATTTGTTCCTGGAAATAGTCAAGGTCAACCTGTCCTGAACCATAAACTTCATATCCGACCTGTAGATTACCTACTCCAGGGTCCCTTCTCCACTTGTAATGAAGCAACTTCAGTGTTTCCCAACGCTGTGATAGTGTCATATGGTGACAGGCACCGTCCAGTAGATACTTCCTCTTGTTGGCACCAATACCGATAACAAGAATAGCTGTCTCAGCAGAGCCTTTCTTCATAGACTTAGCGGGATCGACCACTATAGCTACGTTCAACTTGTATGGACGAACCTCATATGCACACAGTTTAGAGATATCGAACACCTTTTGATCAGCCGCAGAGGGTGATTGTAGGTATTGACACGACAGATTGAAGGTGGAGTTCTCACGTTTCTTCTGTTCCCAGTATTCCTCGGTGAAAAGTACTGGTTTTCCGTTCGGACCACCATCATCCGTAGCTGGATACACTCTTGGTGTGGCTATTCCACGGTCAATGATGTGCTGATACGAATCTGCATGAGAATATCGAGTTCCAATGAACCTCTTGTGACCACCCTGTTGGGACTGTGACAAAGACAACTCAAGGTATGAGTTAATCTTCTGGACTGTCTCAGTGGAAGTCACGGAGTTTACGGTAATAACGTCATCATAAATCAGGAGTTTGTAGTGGGCACCAGTTTTCAGGGAAAGTAGACCCTGACACTCAATAGTTGGTTCCTTTGGATTACCCTTGCGGCGAACTGTAATGGAATCTTCATTCCACTTAGGACTTTCGACTTGAGGATTAGTCCAGATGATATCCGGGAATGCAGCCAGTAGAATCTTGTTGGATTCGAATTCCTTTTTGATCTGGGACAGGAACTTCTGTGCAAGGGAATAGTTCTCAGAAAAAATACCGATAGTAATCTCTGGATCCTGTAGAATGTTCTGTAGAGTTAGACCGAAGGTGATGATAGATGACTTACCGTGTTCTCGTCCCCAAAGATCCAGATAACCATTGGGTTCCGCTTCAACTTCACGGCATCTTTCATAGGACCAAGGGTGCAAAAGGTCTACTCGACCACAAACCTTGACTAATAGATAGTAGAGGTCATTTAGACAAAGTGCCCGGATGCCGGCGATGTTGGTACCACCTTCATCGAACTCATCCCAGGCCTTTACAATGTCCTCAAAGGGTAAATCGTGCAGTGGATTTGACATATATTCCTTATATTCTGTTGTTCCAAATAATCATAAATAGTTACAGTATACCGTATTTATGGACCAAGGATAATCAAATGAATCGCAAAGACATTAAAAGACTCCACGTTGAAGATGAAATCGTTTGCGCACCAGAGCCTTTCCGTGGTCTGCCAGACCTGAGTGATGACTATGATGTATCTGCAAAGATCAACTCCATCACCAACAAGAAAGTACTTCAAAAAGTTAAGCAATCCATCGTGTGCGAAGAAGATTACAAATACGGACCCAAGACAAGCTACAAGGGTAAGTATAGCTATAACCGCGACGATTAACCGTAAGACATAAGGAACTATAATGGGAATAACTGCCGGAATCGCCGCCGTAGGTGGTAGTCTGATTAGTGGCTCAATGCAAGCTGATGCAGCCACTAGTGCTGCTCAGACCCAAGCACAATCTGCTCAGGCTGCATCGCAACTACAATATCAAGAGTTTCTAACCCAACAACAGAACCTTCAACCCTGGCTACAAGCTGGCCAAGGTGCTTTGAGTACACTACAAGCTGGTCTGCAACCTGGTGGACAATTCAATACGCCATTTAGCATGGCACAGTTTCAACAAGACCCAGGATACAACTTTCAGAAACAACAAGGTCAAGCTGCCATCAATGCTCGTGGTGCTGCGGCCGGAACATATACTTCACCGGCAACTACTCAGGCATTGTCGCAATTCAACCAAGGTTTGGCAAATACCTCGTACAATGATGCATACAATCGTTACATGCAAACAACGGGTCGTACTCTTGCAGCCACACAATCTCTTGCTAATGTTGGTCAGACAGCTACTTCTCAATTGAATGCTGCCGGCACTAACATGACCAATGCAATATCAAGCAACACAATTGGTGCCGGTAATGCTCAGGCTGCCGGTCAAGTTGGTTCAGCGAATGCTTGGGGTAGTGCATTGTCTCAAGGTGGTCAAGTTGGATTGAATGCTTACACAATGTCTCAGTACGGCGGAACGCAATCAACACCATATAGTTTTGGTCCAACAGGTGATCCGTCAGGTGGTGCAGCAGGACCTCAAGCCCTAACACCCGAACAATTGGCACCGATAGATATGAACATGAGTTCCTATTACAATCCGCCAGTTCCAGTTCTAAGCTAAGGATACAATATGTCAGAAGTCGATGCCAGCATTCCCCTACAGGTAAAGCAGTTTGCTATTCCTGATCCTGTGGTTGCCCAAGAAAACGCAATGAAGTTGGGTACCATGAAGATGGAATATCAAGCCATGCAACAGGATCAACGAGATTCTGCTACAATGGGAAATATTCTAAAGAGTATTGATCCTAAGGATCCGAACTATGATGACAAGGCCTATCAAGCCATGCTTCAATCTGGTATCAATCCTCAGAAGGCTCTCGCATTCAAGTCATCCCAACTATCCGCACAAAAGAACTCTGTGGACATTGAAGCCAAGAAGGCTGAGACTGCCGAAAGACAGCAACAAGCATACATCAATGCCAACAAGGAACAACGTGCGCAAATGGAACAAGCAACAGCGATGATCAATGATGCTACTGGCGGTGTTACCGAAGCCTATGATTCAATCATCAACAAGGGTGGTGATAAGAATACCGCTATGGCTGCTGCCAAGACTATTCTTGATGCCCACATTGATGAAGCACTAAAGAATCCTAATCTTCCGGATCAAATCAAGAAACAATTGGCTGCCGAAAAGAATAAGCCATTCAATATCGACCAGATTCGGGAAGAACACGCCCAATCGGCTGGTTTCATTGCCATTCAGAATAAAGCCAAGGCAGAAGAAGAACTTCGTTACAAGAAGGCAGAAGAAGAAAAACTATCTGCCGAAGCTGCCAAGTTGCGTTCAGAGGCAACACCTCCTAGCAAGGATCGTGTTGAAATGTTGGCATCTATGTTCGAAAAGGACCCAACGGCACTCACACGACTTGATAAGAAGGAACGTGACGCCGTTATGGATGTTATTGCCCAACGTGCTAAGACCGCAGGATTGACCACAGAAGAATATGCCGATAAGGTTGTTGGCCAACGTGGTGAAGCTAAGGCACAAATCAAGACTGATGCAGCATTCTCAAGTGGTACGGAAGCCAAGCGAGTAACGGCTTTGAATACCGCTGTGTCTCACTTGGCATTGCTTTCTGATGACGTTAAGAAGTTGGATAACAATGATACACAAGCCTTGAATAAAGTTACCAACTATATTGCTACTCAATTCGGTCATCCCGAAGTTACTAATTTCGAAACTGCCAAGAAGATTGTTGCAAGTGAAGTTATCAAAGCTATTGCAGGAACAAGTGGTGGCGGTGTGCAAGATCGTGAAGAAATGCAACGTTTGTTTGACAATGCAAATTCACCTGCACAATTGAAGGGTGCCATTGACCAAGCTAAGAAACTTCTTTCTGGCCAACTTGGAAGCCTTCGTCTGCAATATACTTCAGGTTCAGGTACAGGTGGTGATAAGAGATTCAATGAGAAACTTAATCCGGAAACTGTTAGGGAACTAGAAGGTTCTGCTCCAAAAGAATCCAGCAAGCCAACCGTTTCGAACTGGTAATCATGACAAGAGATATCACCCTTCAGTTTGATGATGGATCATCCCACCAGTATAAAGGTGTGCCGGATGATGTTACTCCCGACCAGGTTACAGAACGTGCTGCTAAAGAGTTCTCAGGAAAGAAACTGACGAATATCGATGGCGGTAAGAAACCCGAACCAAAGAAGGAAGAAACACTCCTAGACAAAGCAAAGGGTGTGGGTGAGGCTGCTCTACAAATGGCTGGCTCAATGGCTGCTCCATTCCTCGCTGCAACTGCTCCTGGTCTACTCCCACAAGCCGAAGGTGAGTCTGCTACCGAAGCCGCATCCAATGCTTATCACAAGGGTAAAGAATTAGCCACATACGAACCCACTACAGAAAAGGGTAAAGAATACTCTGAGAATGTGGGTAAGGTCATGAAGTACCCTGCCAAGGTTATTGATCTTCCCGGTAAAGCTGTTGAGGCTGTTACCGGTTCGAAGATGTCACACGAAATCACTACAGACTTCCTTCCGTTTGTTGCTGGTCCGGCAGTTAAAGCTGGCGCAGGTGCCGCAATCAAAGGTGGAATTGAACTAGGTGATCGCGCAGTACAAGCACTGAAGAATGATGTTCCTATGTCTGTCAAGGTAGCTGACCGCGAGAAGTTCTCTAGTGGTGTGGTTAAGGCACACGAAGATGCATCAGCACTTGGTATGGATCCTGAGCAAAAGGGACAACTTACCAAGGGACAACTTCAAGCTGCTGGACTTCGCGCAATCGGAAAGAATGAGCAGGCTGCTAAGGTTCTTCAGCGCGAACAAGAATTAGCAAAGAGTCATCCTGAAGTTGCAGACCATTTCCAATACCAAGCACGAATCATAAATTCTGCTCTGGGTGATATTACATCAAAACTTCCTGAAGATGCTCAAGCTATCTCTGAAATCAAAACGAAGGGTATCGTTAGAACAACAGGCGACGTAATCACCTCAGTTGATACTAAGAAGATCGCCAATCTAATCGAAAAGCATCGCGCAAATCTTTCTTCTGAAGTGTTATCTCAATTGGAAAAGATTCGTGATACAGCAAAGACCATGAGTCTACCAGACAAACTTCCTAAGCCAAGCGTTCTTGGTAAGGTGGGTGATGTATTGGCTGACGCATTGCAACACAAGCTAGGTACTGCCGCAAAGGTTGGTGTAGTCGGTGGTGCAACTGCTGTAGGTGGTCCTATTGCTGGTGCCGCTGCTGGTGCCGCTGAGTTGGGTGCTAAGGCACTCAAGGATTCAATTCAAGCCCGAAACATTACAAAGACAGGTAAACTAACCGACTTCGCTAATGGTCAGGAACTTACCAAGGCTCTCCGTGAGGATTTCGAAAGAGAGTACCAAGCCAATCCGAGTATCACTCCCAACGAGAAAGCCTTCATAGAAACCTATGGTGGTCAGAAGATGCGTTCCGGTGAAGAAGGTGTCTGGGTAAACACCACACGTTCGGTGATGAAGCAAGCATTCGGTGAAGAAGCCCCTAATGTGTTGTCTACTCGTCCAGGTAAAGGACTTGTCCGGATCATTGGTGAAGGTGATTCTACCCCTACAGCCAAAGAGTTCCCTAATGCCAAGGGTGCCTATGTTCCTGGAGAACGTGGTACAGGTCACGTTGAAATCTATGCTAACCGTGTGGCACCTTCAGAGATTCCTAATCTAGTCATGCACGAACTTGGCGAACACTATGGAATGCCAAGAATGCTTGGTCTTGAGAAGTATGGCCAAGTTCTCAATGGTATCAAGACAGCCTTCAAGCGCGGTGATGCTGATGTGGTGAATGCATGGACCACGGTAAAGAAACTATACCCTGCTGAGAAGTTCCCCGAGAAGTCAACCCATTTCCTGCGTGAAGTATCCGCAAGACTGGCTGAGACTTCTCCGGAGAATGGACTCGTTCGTACCATGATTAATTCGGTACGTGCTTGGCTTTATAAGGAATATGGAATAGGTGCTACGGTAGATAAGAATCTGATCCAAGGTCTCGCCCAATCAGCCCTCAAGTCTACAATTGCCGGTAAGTTGGATAGTGTAATAAGGGATAACAAAGGTAACATTATTTCTTCTGAAACCCTAAACAAGGAATTTCCGACTATCAAAGCTAATGACTTCAATAAGCCTTCCGAAGGAACTCTTAAGAAACCGTTAGCATCTATACAGAACAATGCCTCAGGTGAGTCCAGTGCATCCCTGGAGGCACAAAGTCGCCTGAAGTCTGAAGCCGCCAAGGGTGAGACTCGCTATAAGATCAACACACGAACGGGAGAATACACACCTCTCAATACCGTTGATGCAGTTGATACGCGAGCAAGGGCCAATGAAATGGTAGTGAAGATGGGTCCGAATGGAAAGGTTGAGATTATCGACCAAGGTTCGGTAGAGAAGAATGCCACCGAAGGAGCCATTAACCGATTCAAGCAGAAGTTGGAAAAGGATCCTGTACAGGTAATCAACAAGAATATCAAGGAACACACTGCCGGTAATCCAGCAGGATCACAGATGGAACGGGATTATGGGGAAGCACTGAAGATGACCAAGGCGGATCTAGCTGGCATTGGCCGTGAGAACTTTACCTCAAACAAGGCATATATGGACTATGCCACATCGCTGTTCAAGAAACACCTAGAGAATATCCGAAAGAAACAGTAGTTTACCGACCACCCGAACTCTACCAAACAGGCTACTAGGGACAAGCACCCTTGGTCATTTCTTTATATTCATTATCCAACACAAAAGAAGCCATACTATGAGGAAAAACACATACCTCATAGTACCTTCACTAACACAATATCTGATACCTCAAATCCCAGTGCTTCAAACATCTTCTGGTGATTCTGGTGTCCTTTGGTAGATACGATCAGCTTCTTTACCCGCTTACGCTTCATTTCTTCCAAATACACCTGAAAGAAGTTATACCCGATTCCATTACCCCGATATTCCTTCTTCACGTAATAGATATCTTCTAATCCATGAATTGTGCTGTTATAGTGCAAATGCGGTGTAATCAAGGTTATGATATATCCAATAAGTTCACTATCATTACGTGCCGTGAATACATGAAGAACTCCAGCCTTTTCCAGTTCATGATACCTTTCCCAATTTATGTCCAAAGGTATACAATCCTGATTTAATGCCAGTTCCTTGTAATGTAGTGGAAGTACTGGTTCCAGTTCCCTCCACATATCCCTCAGAAACTCCCTCTGGAATGTAATATCACTCATCCGAACCATCCCGTTGTTTACGAATAGTTGTCACAAAGAAACGAACCAGATCCCCAACATACCGAAGGCGTTTATCAAAGTTCTCCACCGGATCTTCCGACAGTGCATATCCATTAATCATCAAATACAAGTCCAATCCCTGAATCACTGAACAGAGTACCTGGTCATCCATCAGTTCCTTATAATCCTCCTGGAACTTAGTAAAGACCTCCATTGCCTCATCCTTACGGTCCACAGGAAGTCCATTGTGCATAGTTACCTTATCTTGTTCCATATCCATGTAAATCTCCTATTCAGTACTACTTGTTTTAGTAAGTGTCTCTACCACCCTACATTCAATATCTATGGCATCCGCATCACGATCCATTTCTTCCTCAATCTTCTCTGCGTATGCCGCGGTTTCCGGCTTTTCCTTGGAATACTGTAACATCTTCCGATGAATAGCCTCAGACTGATCCAGCAGTATAGCAGTAGCCTCATCTTTTGTCAATGAGGTTACATTAACTACCTTAGGTAACTCCTCCGTAAACTTATTGGAAAAGTGTGTCATTAGCTGAATGTATCCGCGATGGTCCTCACCGGCCATATATTTGGCCCTAGCGGTATTAATAAGTTCCCCCATCAATTCCACCAAAGTTGACCCTGTAGCCAATTTGATTACATTCAGTTGTTGCTCAATACTTACCCGTGGTGCGTGCTTCTTGTGGGGTTTCTTGACCTTATTCTTGACGCCTGGTGGACGACCACCTTTATTTTTGGGTACTGGAAGATTCATGGAGTGTCTCGCGGTTATATTCAGTCCTTATATTTATGGAAAAATTTTCCTGGCGGATCCGAGGAAACGTAACATAGAGTTCCTGTGGGTGTCTCTGAGTACTTATAAGTGACCCTGGAAAATTTTTGGGACACTAGAAGATGTGGTGTGCGGCTCTACCGAAATCCTGAAACCGACATTTCGTTCCAGAGAAACCCGCAGAAATCTCGCAGCAATCCTTATAGTCCTCCTGTCAGGCTCCCAAAGTAACTCTGTATGTCTCCGAGTAACTCTATGACTACTGCGGGCTACTCTGTGATCCTCTCGCGCAAAAGTATTCTCAAAGTATTATAAAGAAACTCTGGGCCACTCTGAGTAGCTATATGGTTCCTTCTCCATCCAGACACTCTCAGTATAGTTATAAAGACACGCGAAGGGTCTGTATGGAGCGCGAAGTATACTATAAGTGTCTCAGTGTGTCTCAGTGTGTCTTAGTGTGTCTCGGGAAATCCTAGGGGTCTCACTGCGACACCGGTAAAGTTCGTTACCTTCCAGATATCCCCAGAGCAAAACAAAAGCAACTGTATAACTCTGTGGGATCACCCAAAGCCACTCGGTTATACGTAATCCTACGGCATATTATCTGTTTCTACCTCGTTGATTATGCGATAGTTATAAGTATTTGATACCTGATGAATACTGAATAAACCGAGCGAAAAAAAGGCGCTCAAACCTTTCGGTGAGCGCCATAAGGGCACCTTGCGGCACCACGGAGGGTAACACACTACACTAAATCATCAGCTATATCCAGTTTTCACCTACCCACGGATAAGTTTTCTTTCACTGGAACATCGGAGATATATGGTTTATTCTACTATTCTCCTTACGATATTCCATAGGTTGGTGAATAGGATTATCATTAGGATTACCTGTAATGCTCCTAATATGACTGGATTGATTAGGCTATGGAATAGTACTATGAATAGTATTGCTATTAGCAAGGATAGTACTATATTCATTAACATTCTTGTTATGGATAGTTCTGTTGTTTCTGTTATTAGTTTCATTGGAGTTCTCCGCGCGCTCTGGTTATAGTCCGTACTTCTCGGTCCAAGCGGCGAAGTCATTCCACAACATAAAATCACTACCGTCTTTCGCGCCGGCTATTCTCATTTCATTCACGTTATTCCACCGGTCAATCCAGTATTCCTTTGTCTCATCGGAACAACCAACAAGTTTCAGGGTCATTAGTTCAAGTGTGCCTTCCAATACTGTCTGTACGTTATCCATTGTGTTCCCCTTATGCGAACTGTATGATTGTTGCGAGGATGGCGATACCGAACAGGATCACCACGGGATAGTTGTTATGACGGACCTTGCTGGTCTCATCCATCCACACATACACTTCCTGGATATTCCTGTTGATCTGGGTGTTATTCATCATCATTACTCACAACTCCACAATTTCCAGATATTCTGTATAGTCACTCAGCATATTCTTTTCAATACGGGTAAGTTTCTGACCATTACCTTGTTTGCGTTTCAAGTGTTGAATAACGAGTTTCATCACAGTAATGGCTTGGTTGTCATCACCCATCGGCTTAGGGGTTTTCACAGTTTTCATCATCATTCCTTATTTCCGAAATATACCGTTATCTTCGTAAATGCCATTATCTTCCTCGTAGGCGATTTCATCATCATCTTCATCCGTGTGTTGCCAGGCAATATATCGTTCCGTATGCTGTTGCTTCACTCGAACAAGGAAGTCAATGCTTTCCTTACGGATTCGGCACATTTCCGGTGTTTCCATACTGTGGAGAGTTTGCAAGTAATCGGAAGTTACATCATCCAGCAGGTTATACAGGGCGAAGTCACGGAACACTTCGCGTTGATCTGGCGGTAGAAAGTCAAGGTTGCTCATCGTTATATCCTCTTATGTTTAGTTGTTCGGTCAATCACTTCAACCGATAGTGTAACTATAACAGACTGAGGGCTTATAAGCAATAGCGTATTCGCGTGATACTCGGTAGTTGATTTAGTTTCTCATTTGTGTTATGATCCACATAAATATAAAGACAGGCAATAAGAACCATTAGCATTACGAGGTAACTGAGAAAGGTACTCATCCTCAGTGGGTTCCTATTGCTGTTGAGAAGCAATCTCAGTTACCTCTCGTTTGTGTGCGTCTATAAAAAAACACCTTATCCGCGCACATGGGGCACTTTTCGAAAATATAGGAATATAACCAAATGGGCATCACTTCGGGAGCTACGGCAAACTCGATAACAAGGCTACCTCAAAGACCCCTCAAGGAACAAGAGGAAAACCAAAGGATCGCTGAGGAACTAATAGAAGCAATCAAAAAACGTATCAATGACCTAAAATATCAAGGTAAATAAGTAGTAAATGGTTGACAGGGCCATTCAAATCTGTCATACTGTACTTGTTGGCATCGTGACCAACACTAAATGTAGTTCAACCTTCAAGGAGTTATAAAATGGCTATCAAAGCACTATTACCTGTTGTTATGTCTATTTCCGAGTTTCATGTCAACTATTCACCGGATATCAATGAGTCGGATTTCTCCCGCCTTGAGATTGTCCAGCGTGACCAACGAGAATCCCACGTAAAGCAGTTCGGAGAAGTTATTCACGAACGAGCGTTGTCGAATCCCAATCTTCCTGTTCTGGAAACCCTACTATCAGTTCGCCTTATCCCGAAGAATGCTGCTTCCGAAGAACGGATGATTCAGGATATGCTGAATGGTGACCTTCCCAGCCCTAAGGATGTGGATAAGTCGTATATGGTTGATGGTGGTCACCGTTGGCTTCAAGCGAATCGTGATATCGGTGAGGGTATGGACTATAAGTTGATGTTTACCCTTATCGTCTGTGATGATGATGGTGAAGAAGAAGTCTTTTTCAATATCAATGGTCGTGGTCGAAAGATGGCTCCTGCCTTGATGGATCTTTCCCTCGCAAGTCAGTATGTCCGTGGCAAGACGAATACGGTTCGTGGTCTGTCTGCTCTGATTACCCGTGCTTTTTCGGAAATGAATGGTCCTTATCGCACACACATCGAACAACCCTTCAAGAAGCCGCCATGTCAAGGCACTCAGTTCCTTCGTTTCCATCGTACCGCAGTGAGTTTCGCACCTCTGGCCAAGTATCTGCTAAATGGTAAGCCTCCTTCGCAACGTGTCATCAATGAGATTACCGGTGATATCGGTCGTGTATGGCAAGGGATCGGCTTAGCCTTGGGTTCGAAGGTGTATGACCCTGCTGCCAGTTATGGTCTCACCCATGGTGATAAGGATTGGTCACACGGACACCTATTCAGTATCATCCAGAATGCTATCGTCACACCTCTCATCGTTCGCCTTATCGAAACGAATAAGGTCGGTAGTATCAATGCCCTGAAGATTGGTATGGATCTTTCCCCTGTTCTCACAGAGTTTTTCGAATATGGACTAAGTGATAAGGGTTTCAGTAATGGATTTAGGGGTATTTCGGGTTCGTCCACAGAAGGTCCTTATATCGAAAAGCTGTCGGAAATCTTCACTAAGCACTTTCCTGATACTAAGCAGGTTGAGCCTTGCCAACTGGAGAATGATGATGAATAAGGAGGAGTTCGAAACACTTGATGAGGAACAGAAGCAAGCCTTCGATATGAGTATGTCGTGCTTAGTTGATAGATTGAGGCTTCGAATACTCTTGAAGGAGATTGAAGAATGGGAAGCTGAGGCTATTTACAAGTATGTGTATGACACTTCTCATGTTGAGTAAATAGAGAAAAGGGGACTTCGGTCCCCTTATCCGCGCACATGGGGAGATTTATGAAGAACAAACTAACAGACGAACAAGAAGAAGCAATATTCGATATTCTGCTTGAGTTCCACTTAGAAATGAAGTTCAATGGAATGCCCGAACACTATAAAAAACTACTTGAGAAGGATCAAGCATTTCGTAATGATGTGAAAAGTGCTCACAAGGGGTACCTAAATAAATCATAGGCAATATAACGGAGTAAATATAAAATGATAACACAGAAGAAACTCAAGAAACTCATACACTACGACCACCTCACAGGTAAGTTCACCTGGCTCATCACAGTACCAAAGCAATCCAAGACCTGTTCTGCTGGTCGTGACGATGGCAGAGAAGTGGCATTCACTGTAATGGGTCGCAAGTATCTCGCTCAGGACCTCGCATGGTTCTACTTCTACGGAGAATGGCCCAATGGTATGCTGTATATGCTTGATGGAGACTACCAAAACTTCGCAATAGCCAATCTATCACTGAAGCCGTGTATTCCCTTCGGATGGAAACAAGTGTACTATGAAGGATATGACTTCTCCAACTACTGGGCTGATCCTTCTGGTTGGATCTGGTCATCCAAAAAGAAGATCCTGCATCGCCTCAAAGGTAATGTGTGTGGTCTACGCAAGGAGTACCTACAGGTTGCCTTGTCGGATGAGGAAGATCCTCCAAACAAGAGGCAGATTACCGTCCATCGACTGATTGCCAATGCGTTTATTCCCAATCCTGACAATCTACCTGAAGTGTGTCACAAGGTAGAACGTATACCTCCTGATAACTCCATTGATAACCTGTTCTGGTCTGATCACAAAGGTAATATGGCTGATATGGCGAACAAGGGAAGGAACAATCCTCACTGGAATACCTTTACTGAGGAAGAAGTCCTATCCGCGCGCATGAGGCATAAAACTGGTAAGGCAACTATCAACGAACTGCGAATGGAACATGATGTAAGTTGGCACACAATGAGCCGGATGATCAAAGGCATAACTTATGGGTGGATCAAATGAAATATATCAAACTGGAATCTTCTTGGTCAACTGAACTGATCACAATACTGAATGATCCGAAATACAAGGATTACAAAGTAATCTCAGTGTTTACTCTGGATGGTAGAGAAGTTGCTTACCTAGAAAAAGTCTTGACAAAGACCAAATAATGTAGTATAATGTTTTTTCAATCAATATAGGAGATAAAAATGTTCCAATCAGATTTTGCTATTGTTTCGTCATCAGATGGTCAGGATGTTATCGTTGGACCCCTGGCCGCGTATGTTCACATCAAGGCTGCCCTTGCAGTCAGCGGTAAGGAATTCTCGGATTATACCGCAGAACAACTGGAACGATTTATGGATGAGTATGACGCTTCTGTGGGAAAGAAATAATAATGGAAAAGAATGGTTGTCCTTGTGCGATTTGTCAAGACCCTAATGCCCGTATGGACACTAAGGGTGTGATTGAACCTCAGAATGGTTTCTATGGTTATGTGAAGTGGCTTGGTTCTCTGCGTTGTGGATCTGAACCGAAGCCATTGGAACACGAACACACATGGGAACGTCCTAAGGGTCCTAGAAGGAAAAAGGTAAAGTTGCATGATGAGTGAGAGTTTTGTATAGTTTTGTTATAAGTATTAGTATGGTATAATGTCTGTTGAATACCTCTACACTGTTGGTCCGGACGCTACGGCAAACTCAGATAACACGGTAGAATAAAGGTTGCGATTCGGGTTATATTGTACCGTTCAGTAAAACACATTTCCATCGGAAGATGGCGACAATAGCGACATGAACAATCGGGTCTAATGTGTGCTGTAACTGTCTCCGGGCAGTATAAAGAACATCCACGTTATGGGGCTGGGGATTGTACCGGTTCGATGAGTTCATAATATAGGAGTAGTGATGAAGTATAAAGTTTCGATAGAAGGACCAAGAAGGAAATTAAATCATTATGTGCCTTATAGAAGTGAAACTAAGGTGCGTATAAGATTGTTTGATGAGGAAAAGAAGGCATATTCATTCGCCTTTCATACATCCAAAAGACATCCTGATTGGAATATAACCATAGTAAAGGTTTTTTAATAAAGTCTCCCAATTCCGCTGTATTGAGACCCCGGCGGACACTCATGACAGGCCTACCATGGCAGTGAGGACAAAACAGAACCACTAAGGTGGGTATGACAAAGGAGATATTGGTATTGTACTCTTTGGATAGTAATATCTGAATCACATTGGCGAGTCCCCCTCGGTCCTCTGGACCCGGGGTCTCGGTGTTTGGTTTTGAACTTAAAAAAATTTAACAGATAGGTAGCCCATGAGGTAAACCAGGCGGTGTAGATAAGGCACTGGTGGTTTTCTATTGTCCATGGTAAACTTTAGGTAACGAACGATAAAGCCGTTCGTAAAGGTCTTGCTTTATATTTGATTTGAGTGTATAATAAGTATCTGACATTATGAGGACCTATCATGCCCAAATACACCAGACTCAAGGATAGACCTGATTTCGATCCTGAACACAAAAAGGTCGTTCCTATTTCCATTTCCATGTTGTCTCAATACCTGATGAAGAATAAAGAGAAGTTCGTCTATGAACAACCTATTCAGACTATCATCAGTGGCATTGATGCTAAGACCCGTGTAATCAACAGTTCACTTGAGGTGGTTGATTACGAGAAACTGATCGAATGCATAAAAGATTGGGAAAGGGCTCCGCGTTCAATGAAGTAACCATAAATATAAGCATAGCATAACAAATATAGGAACATAACATGAACCCAAACTATCAAAAGACCGAGGAATGGAAGAAGAAACTCTCTAAGTCTACTCCGAATCGTTCTAATGCTCAGAAGAAACGTACCGAAGCCTTCAAAGTAGGAAGATGGCTACAGAACAATCAAGCAGCACTTTATGAGTCTATCCTGAGGGAAGAAGTCTATGGATTGCCTCCGGAGGACTACAATGAGCAAAGATGAAAATGTAGGTAAGGAAATCTACACCTTACGTAAGGAACGTGATACCTTTGCGGCTAATGTAAAGGAACTCACCAAGAAACCCATTCAGTTCTCCACTCTGGTTATCTGTATGGTGGACGTATGGGAAGATTCGGTGACCTATATCTCCAAGACTGATCCTACAGGTCGTGAATATCACCACATCATTCCAGCAAAATCCAAGTTTCCTTATGGAAAACTGGAGGTGGGACACTGGTACACCCTTGTTTCCGTGAAGATGGACAATACCTGGTGGTATTACTGTGCATGGGATCTATCCGACTCTCAGGTTCTAATAGATAACACTTTGAACGATGTAGTCAACTTATAGGAGGAAATATGCCATTGAAGAAAAGCAAATCTAAGGAAGCCTTCAAGGAAAACGTCAAGAAGGAAATCGAAGCCGGAAAAGACCCGAAACAAGCTGTAGCAATCGCGTATTCGGTCAAGAGGAAGGCCAAGAAGTCGCACTAAGGTACACATCCAGATAGTCATAAATATAGGGATAACCAAAAGGACCCTATATGAGTACATCTGGAAACACCTCATTCACCGTCACCCAAGACATGATTATCACCAAGGCTGCCAAGATCATTGGTAAGCAAGGTGATAACGCATCACTGACAGCCGAAGAATACAATGACTGTCGGGATATGCTGAACCTGATGGTGAAACAATGGATTGCCAAGAATGACTTCGCTCCTGGACTAAAGATGTTCTCCAGGAAGATGGGATTCTTGTTCCTGTCAACAAACACCGGTACATACACCCTTGGTTCAGCAGGTGGTACCGGTGCATCACGTTGGACCAATAACTTTGCCACGACTAACTCTACAGGATCCAATCCTGCTGGAGCTAACACTATTCATGTGGCAACTACCACCAATGCCGTAATGAATATGCAGCCGGACACTGACTCACAGACAGGTCCCCTGGCTAACAACCAAGTGATTGGCATTCAGCTAGACAACGGAAGCATGTACTGGTCAACGATCACCAATGTCCCGTCTGCTAACACAGTCACCATTGCAGGTACCCTTCCAGCTTCATCCAACAGCATTGGTAATGTGGTATATGCCTTCAGTACAATCGCAAGTCCTCCGCAAGTGATCGAAAAGGTTGTTCTCCGTGATTCTAACGGAGAAGATACACCGGTACGTCTTGTGAACATGGAAGATTGGATGAACAATCCTTCCAAGCAATCTCCGGGATACACTGGTGACCCCGTAAGTGTGTATTATGAACCTCATCTAAACGGTAACAATGGCCAGGGTATTGGATATCTGCACACCGATGTGGCTGCCGCACAGGATGTTTCCAAGTATCTCGTTATTCTCTATCTGACAGAGTTTGAGGACTTTGTAAATCCTTCCGATGAAATGTATTTCCCTAAGGAATGGGGAATGGCACTGATCTATGGATTGGGTAAGCACATTGGTCCTATGTTCGATATGGTATGGACCAATGAAATGAAGGAGATTGAAATGTCCTCTATTCGTTTTGCACGCAATGCCAACAATAGGAAAAGTATAGATTTCTTCCAACCAGGAAATCGTGGTGATACTAACATTCCTAACTGGAGATAACAATGGGTAATGGAATCAACACCAAGAATTTGGGTTATAAGGTCACTGTACGTAAAGTAGACTGGTCACAGTTGGTACGTGAAACCGAAGGTGATCGCTGGAATCTACCTCAAGCAAACTACATCTTGAACACCGCGGCCGGTCAACGTGTCTTTGTGACATATGACTGGGCCATAAAAGGACCGGATAACGACTAATGAAACAAGTACCTCTATTTGGAGCATCAGTAAAGTCCATATCACCTACACTATCGGCCCAACGCCGAGTGAACTGTTACTTCGAAGTGATTCAAGAAGGTGAAACGGCAAAGATAGGTGTTCGTGGAACACCAGGGCTAACCTTGTGGACTACACTCCCAACATCACCCATCCGTGGATGGATAGAAGCAGGAGAATACCTATATGTGGTCTCTGGATCGAATGTGTATCAAGTCTGTCAGAACGGGGGTTATACGGTTATTGGTGCGATTGCTTCCACTACTCCTACTCCTGTTTCCATGGCTATAAATGAAACACAAGTTATTATTGTTGATGGCTTCTATGGATATCTGTTCAACTATGCACTGATCCAAGCAGGTAGCAAAGGAGCAGTTGATGCATTGAATCTGGATATTTCCTTCCTCAACAAACTATGCTATCTAACGGGGAATGTATAATGCCATCACTTACTGATCCATTCACCACAGGAACATCGCTACAGGCTGCCTCATATTCCAAGAGGTTTCCTATTGCTCGTCCTGACTCTGCATATTCAACACCGATAGTTACAGCTAATGTAACCGCTACTATCACATCTACTGATATTGCTAATGTGGGTACTGCACTGAGTTCTATACTTCTTTGGTATAATCCAAGTGTGATGAACCCATTCAACATGACACCACAGCAAAACACCGCGGTGAACTATGTGCAGACATTGTTTGGAACAGTGACAACTGGTCCATGGACCTTCACCGTAACTGATTTGGAAAATATCGTTATCGTGAGCCAGATGGTTCGCGCATGGTCTGGTGTGAATATCAACCTAATGTCAACCACAGATGTTGCCAACAATGAAGGTGTCATAAGCACAGTCAGCATTACAACATCAGGTAACAACTATATTCAAGGAACATATCCTGGTATTCAGTTGACAGGTGGATCCGGTTCTGGTGCCACTGCCGAAGTTACTGTGAATGTCTTGGGTAATGTATCTAATGTTGTTATGGAAACGAATGGATTCGGATATCATACTGGTGATGTACTGACTTGCTTGAATACAGATTTGAGTTCTGCTAACGGATCCGGCTTTACCTGCACTGTAAATACACTTTCTTCAGTGGTTCCTGTGCGAATTGGGGGTGCATTCCCTAATGGTGCTACTACGGTTATCTGTAATGATGGATACTTCATTGCGGAACAGGCAGGTACAGGACAATGGCTACCAAGTATTCCTCAAGATGGAAGCCAATGGCAACCTCTTGCAACGAATACCATGGAAACCAGAAGTGATACTGTGAATGCTATTGACCAATTCTCAGGTGGTTATGTAATCATCTTTGGTCAGAAGTCACTTGAATTCTGGAGTGATCAGTCAACACAACCATCACCATATCAACGTGCATCTGGTGCCCAACAAGATTACGGTCTTGCTGCTAAGTGGTCACGTACACATTTCCAAGGTGGTATCGCATTCCTAGGTCAGAACTTTGAAGGTGAAGCACAAGTAATGGTGATTGCTGGTGGTGGAACTCAACCACAAGTTATCTCGACACCAGATATCAACAACATCATCAACTCATTTGTTACCGTGAATGATGCATTGGCTTATAGTTTCTTCTTGGATGGTCATGAGATTTATCGCATAACTTTCCCAACTGGAAATCGTACCTTTGACTTCGATGCAACCACTGGTATTTGGAATGAGGCACAATCAGGTCTGAATGAGTACAATCGACACCTGACCTCACTGGGTTATTCGTATAACTACTGTTCATATGCATCAGATTGCGTGAATGGTAACATCTATTACCTGAATTCAAATGACTATACAGATAATGGAAGTTTCATCCGTAGGGAAGCAACGACAATACATCTGAATGATGGTGGAAATGAGTTTGGTATTTCCGAAGTGTATCTGAATATGGAAATAGGAAAAGGAACTCAACTACCTACCACTGGAGATTCGAATACGCCACAGATCACCATGCAAGTATCGCGTGACTATGGAAACACCTTTGAGAATCCACGACCATGTTCTATCGGTAAAGTAGGACAATACAAAGGACCGAGAGTTGTTTGGAATAGACTAGGATCATCTAAGGATTTCGTGTTGAAGTTTATACAAACCTCGGCAGTTCCTTTTGTAATCAAGTCTGGATCATTTACAGTGCGACGAGGAAAAAAGAGCTAATACATGGCAAATCCAAATCAAGCGTTACCACTTGTTCTTGCATATGACCCATCTAAGAGTCCACAGGAGAATCAGCTATTACAACAGATTTTGAATGTTGTTACAGCACAGACTCAATCGGGCACATCTGCACAAAGACCAACCACAGGACTATTCGTAGGACGAAAGTTCTTTGATTCTACTTTACAGAATACCGTAACGTGGAATGGTACTGCTTGGGTATCAGCCGGTGAATCGATTGCAATATCAGAGGTAACTGCATCGGGTGTATACTATCCATTGTTCGCATCTGGATTCAGTGGATCGGAAGGCATTTCTGCTAATCCATTCTTCCAATACAATCCAGGAACCGAGACACTAACTGTTGCTAACTTCGTTGGTAACTTCATCGGTAATGCCACATCTGCTACGTATGTTGGACAAGCAAACAACATCACCGGTGGACTTTTGGGTTCTATTCCATATCAAGCGGCCACCGGTGTAACCACATTCCTTGCTCACGGAAGTAATAACCAAGTTCTTGTGTCTGGACTATCACCAAGCTGGACTAATACTCCTTTCCTGAGTGGTAATAACTTCTCTAATGTACCCAACTCTGCTCTGGTGAACTCTGCGATCACCATCATTGCTGGTAATGGTATCTCTGGTGCAGGAAGTGTCAATCTTGGAAGTTCTATCACTATAACTGCTGTAGGTGTTCCTTCGGTTGCTATCAACAGTAACACTAGCAATCAACTATTCTACCCTACTATTGTAGCAGCCAACTCTGGAAATAATGCGGTCAATGTATCGAATAATCTGACCTTCAATCCGAATACGGGTACTCTATCGGCTAATACGGTACTGATAAGTGGTACTGACATACTAGCATATGCACAATCTGCCTTTGCGGAAGCTAATGTTACTACCGCAAACTTGGCTAATCTGTATGCTATCGATGCCACTCAGAATAGTGCTATAGCTGCAATTCAGGGAGTAGATGTTTTCCAGAATACAGAGATTTCCGTGATTCAGGGTGTTGATCTATATCAAAACTCACAAATCAACTTATCTCTATCAATAGCCAATACCGCGGCCGCTAATATTGTAACTTTATTCGGAATTGATGCTGGCCAGAACTCGGATATACTGATAATCCAAGGTGTTGATCTTGCCCAAAATAACGCAATCAGTGTTATTCAAGGAGTAGATTTAACTCAGAACGCATTCATGTATGCAGCATATGACCATGCTAATGCTTCCTATATTCTTGCTAACACCAATGCGAATAACATTGCTAATGTGAGTTCATGGATATCATCCAATGTTTCCTATTTGGAAGGTATAGCCAATACTCAGAATACGAATATCTCGGTTGTATTCAATCAAGCCAATGCAGCATTCAATATTGCCAATGTATCATATACTCAAGCCAATGCAGCATTCAATATTGCCAATGTAGCATATACTCAAGCTAATGCGGCATTCAATATCGCAAATTTGGCATATTCAGAAGCCAACACTGTATATCTGGAAGCCAATGCGGCATATTCGACGGCTAACTTGGCATATGCACAAGCTAATGCGGCATTCAATGTAGCCAATCTGGCATACTCTGAGGCTAATGCTGCTTTTGCATCAAGCAATACGAATGCTAATACTGCTAATGTTATCTTTGTTCCATATACTGGAGCAACAGGTAACGTCAACCTAAACACCTATAATATTACGGCCAACTCATTCATTGGATCTGGTGCATCACTCACAGGAATACCGAATGCAGGATTGGTGAATAGCTCTATCACTATCGTTGCTGGTACAGGATTGAATGGTGGAGGTTCAGTAAATCTTGGTGGATCGATTACCATCAACGCTAATACTGTGGTTGATAATCTGAACTCTGTGTACGCAAATACTGCTAACGGCGTTCAAGTAAATGGAACGTCAACTAACGCAAACTTCTACGTTGATCTATCAGCAGCTAACACTGGAAACAATGCTGTACAGGTAACATCAGGATTGTTGTTCAATCCTTCTACTAACACACTAAATGTGTTGGGTCAAGCTAACTCTGGATCTATCGCAATTCAAGGATTCGGTCCTGTTGTGAACTCTGCCGGTTACTGGGTTGGTCCTGCGGTTACTTCTGTTACTGGAGCTAACGTAGCATCCTATGTTACTACCACAGTAACCAATGCTAATGCCACTTTCTTCCCAACATTCGTTAGTGCAAATAGTGGAAATAACTCTATTGATGTTTCGAATGGATTGACTTTCAATCCTTCAACCAATACCATAACAACCACAGATTTGGTTCTTCCTAATCTAGACAAACCTAATTCAGGTAACGTAATCACCAGTAACTCAGTGTTTACCTCAATTGGTCAACTAGATTTCTCACTGAACTCCCTGGACCAATCAGGACATGACCAGTATATGACAGCTTCACCATACTATTCATTGAGTGGTAACACATTCACCATGAGTGCCAATGGTAATGGCTTCATTGGTTCCAAGAATATTGCATTCACTGGACCTCAGAGCGTTACACTACCGGCTCACAGTTCACAACTCATTTATATCAACTCTGCTGGTCTCATTTCGAATACTGCGGTATCTGGTCGTCCTTCCACCAGTTTATACAATGGACTTATTCCACTATTCACGGTATTCTATGATGGTGCTAACACCATTGTCTGTAAAGAGGACCATGACTATAACGTAAGTACCACATTCGTTGGATATGTCCACCAGAATATCGGAACAATCATTCAGGGTACGGGTGGTAATATCACGAGAGTTACCACGGGTACTGGTGGTGCTAATACCGACCGTGAAGTGTCTATCGTCGGAACAACCACAATCAATGATGCTGAACTACAAACAACTCTGAGTGATACAGGAGGTGTGGGTATTAACATTCGTTGGATGTACACGAATGCCTCAGGACAATGGGTTCAATATGCGAACACCGTACAGGCTCCTATGGTGTATAACAATGCTGGTACTATCACTTCATTAAGTAAGTACGGCAATCACACCATCTATGCCATCAAGGATGACAATAACACCGGCTCAGGTCCAGTCTATATTGGTGTCATTGGTAATTCTGATTACACCAACTCTGGAGCTGCTGCAAGTGCTATTACGGGTGGTACGGTACCTCTGGCTACCAATGAACTTCTGGCACTTCAACCGGCTCAACTTGGATATCTGACGGTATTCAACTCGGGTGGTGGATATATTTACCTGGTGACCATTCAGAAATCTACCATCAATAGTTCACTGATTGGTGGAGGAAATTCTGGATCTGCTTCTCTAGTGTCCTTGACAACTACTGGATTCCAGAACTTCTTGTCCTCACTGGATACGAACGTACAGTTGGCAATCAATGATATCAACACTAACGTAACCGGCAATGGTAACATCGTGTTGGCTTCCAATGCGATTATGTCAAATGTGGTGATTTCTTCAAATGTGTCATTCTCTACAGAGACAATAACAGCCGCAGGAACTGTTCAAGCTAACGCTACTGCCATTCATGCAATGTATTCTAATGTTTCATCGGTACCTGCTGGTTCTGGTGTGATACTTCCGGTTCCTGCACAATCTGGTCAGACACATTGGATCATCAATAATGACTCTGCTAATAATCTACTGGTGTATCCACAAGTTGGAGCTACACTGGATAGTGCTGTAGCTAATGCATCGTTTAGTTTGCCAGTAGGTGAATCTGTTGGACTATATGCAACATCAACATCATCTTGGACTTCTTTTGAAGATGCTGTGTACGCAGGAAGTGGTATCTCCACATCACACACAACTGCCGGTGGTGTTACAATAAACAACTCTGGTGTACTGAGTATCGTAGCAGGTAACAATATCTCCGTGAATACTTCTACGGGTATTGTGAAGATCGATGCCACAAGTTCCTCTGTATACTCATCAAGTGCTAATGGTATTGCATTGTCTGCAAATAACAATAACCAAACAATGTATATTCCGTTTGCTGCTGCCAATACTGGTAACGTGGCTCTATATGCGGAAGGTGGATTGACGTTTAATCCTGGAAGTAACACGATTGTTATTCCTGGTGCGCTTACCTTTGGTATGCCTAATGTGTTCACAATGCTATTTACGGCAAACACAGCTAATCTATCTAATGGTTATTCTACTGCTGTAACAGACACAAACATCTTGACAGGTGTTGGTAATGCTCAAAACTATGACTCATTCAAAGCATATCCTACACTAGCTGCTAATGCTGCTGTAGGAACGATTACTGGATTTGCAGCTAGAGGTCCTGCGATAGCAATTGGACCAGGAGCAACTGCAACAACTTCTGTTGGATTCCAAGCTGGTGGAGGATTTGCCAATACCTCAATCTACACGAATAACTATGGTTTCCGTGGATCATTTGCAGCAGGTAACAATGTATACAATCTGTATATGGATGGATCTGCTGTAAACTATCTTGCAAATAACCTTATAATCGGAACTTCGACAACCAATCTTGGTTCAGGATATTTACTCCAAACAAACTATAACAGTAATAGTGCAAGTATCATTACGAATACCAATTCTGGTACTTCATCAGGAACTATCGCTGCATTCCAAGGATTCACTGGAAGTACAAATAGTCACTTCACACTTGGTCAATATGACAATGCGGGTTCACCATATACACAACTATCCGCTGCTACGGGATATATGCAGATTGGTGCACCATGGATGAGATTCTATAACGGTGGAACTGAATTTGCTAGATTTGCTCCAACGTCCGGCGCATTGCTGATTGCTACCACATTAGATTCAGGACAAGCACCTTTCCAAGTTGGTGGCACAGCACCCAACTATGGTGGTTATAGTTCCTTGGTGGCTGCTGTCGGTGGATTCGGAACGGGTACATCAGCCCGTGGTGATTACTTCATTGCTGCCGTAAGTACTAATGCCAATGCTACACCTTATACTATCCCACGTATCAACACATTCAAATCACAGGTGGCAAGTTTCGGAGCGAATACCACTGTAACCGTATTGAGTGCTTATGCAGTTGATTCTGGATTTACTGGTGGTACCTACACTTATGGTTTCGAAGGAAATATTCCATCAGGAACCAATAGGTATAACCTGTATATGGCTGGATCTGCTGCAAACTATTTGGCAGGTCCTACAACTATCAATCCTGCCAGTGGAAATGCACTTATTGTAAATGGTGTGAGTGGTACTCCACAACT